GTCTCCTGGAACTCGTACTTCCTGTTCATCCCGACGAAGAAGGAGTTCCTGAACCCCTTGTAGTGCTTCCAGTCGTTCCTGCACACGTGGACGTTCAAGGCGTCGTTGTTCAACTCCTTTATGACCTCCTCCTGGCTCTTGTTCAGCCTCTTCTCGTAGAAGTCCTTCTTCAACTCGATTAACTTCTTGTCCAACCTGGTCGGCAACTCGAACCAGAACTTGCCCGAGCCGGTGTCGTCGAAGGGGACGTACTTCCTGGACCTCTTCAAGTTCGTGTCGGACGAGGCGGTGTACATCTTCCTGTAGAACGCGTTCAACTCGTCGGAGTTCTCCTTGTCGAACATGAGGATCTCGGTCCCGAAGATCAGGGTCTCGGTCATGTACCTCTTCGGGATGAACCCCAGGACGGTCGGGAGCTGGTCCTCCTTGCAGTTCAACTCCATGGTCATCTGGTTGATCAAGTTGTTGTCGTACCTGTAGTACCTCTTCAGCTGGTTCCTGGCCATCAACATCAGGTTCTTCACCGTGGTCAAGTACACCCCGTGCTCCATGCACCTCCTGATCGACGACATCATGAAGTTCACCGCCTCCTCGGGGCAGGTCAAGTCCGGGATCATGTTCGCCGTGTAGAGGTCCTTCAAGGTCGCCCAGCACATCCTCTTGCCGATGGAGAACAACGAGTTGAACTCCGTGATGGTGAACTGGAGCGCGGACTTCTTCCAGTTGCTGTGGATGTTGGCCAACCTGTACGCCATGTCGACCACCTTTATGTAGCTCTTCATCGACGCCTCCGCCTGGTCCACCGACGCGAAGTTGAATATCATCATCTTGGTCTTGTCGTCGGACGAGATCAAGGTCGTCTGGTTGATCCTCGTGTTGTACAGCTTCAGCAAGATGTCCTCGATCAGCTTGTCCACCATGTCGTCCATCACGGAGTGGTAGATGCTGCTCAAGAAGTGAAACATCCCCTGCCCCATCCCCGAGAACAAGACCGGCGCGCCGCCGGCCTCCTCGGACATCTCCCTGAAGTCCTGCACCGAGTCCAAGGACTCCTTCTCCCCCGTCGGCTTCTTCAGCCACTTCGTCTTGAGCAACTCCGGGGTGAGCATCACCTTGTAGCTGAACGAGACGATGACGGTGCACATGAAGTTCTTCAGCCTCTCGTCCATCTCCCAGTTGTACACGAAGTACGCGAAGTGCTCCATCACGAACCCGGGGGCCCACTTCGTCGCGTCCGCGTTCAACGCGCCGTAGAGGCAGATCTCCCCCTTCTTCTTCATGTAGATCAGCAGGTCCTTGAACGCCGTCATCTTGTCCGACTGCAACCCCGCCTTCCTCCTGTGCTTCGTCAACATCTCCTTCTCGTGCTTCTCGCTGAAGTTCTTGCTGATGACCTCCAGCAGCTTCACCATGATCCGGAGCTTCACCGACTGGATCAAGATCTCCCTGGGCCCCCCGATCTGCGACTTGGGGAACAAGGTGAAGATCGCCTCGACGTACTCCTCCATCGATATGAGCCCCGTCAAGAGGAACGTCGAGCAGTTCTCTATCTCGTCGAACAAGGTCAAGAACGACTTCGACTTGATGACCTTCTCGTTGAAGTTCAACACCTCCGACCTGTAG